GGCCTTCCGAACCGCTAATACTAAGGGTTCGTGAAAGATGACCAGATCATCGCCCACAATAGCATACGCTAGAGTGTGAATACTAGGTTTAAGCTCCGTAGGGAGCCTATCTATACAGTATTGTATGAGTGCATGATGCGCTAAGGAAGCAACAGCAAAGGATGATTTTGATCCCATCGGTTGTCCCACTGCGTATCTAACATTCTTCTTTAAGGACTCGACTCAATAGTCTCGATCCTTCAAGAGAATGGCCCAGTGCTGACCAAGATTCTTTCCGAACATACCCTCAACAACTATTTGCTGAAGGTCTATGGGAAAGCGGTCAGTTCAGGAAGAGAGGTCTAGAGACCAACTTGGTCCCTTGAACTCCCTCACCTTTTCGCTTCCGAGAGAATGATCTCGTAGGAAATCATTTTCGCGGAATCTGGTACGCAAAATTTCTCTTATTAACTCCTCTAGAGGAGCGAATAGGAGATTAGTTCAGTAATCCACCATAGCTATCAGGCGGTGTTTATTGAGTGCGTCTGGCACTAATGCAAGACGACCCATCCTCACCTCCTGTGTGTCCTCCACATGTATATCGTGGAGAGCTTTCACATAGCTGAAGAGATCTTTGTTTCCCGTATGGGTACAGAAGAGCTCGAAGGATTTTCCAAGTACTTTGTTCTGAAGTAGGCTCCTTGCCTCTTTAACAGAGGAGGCAAGGGTGACCTCGGCATTTGGCCCCTGTGTCATCCTCATACGAGGAGTGACATTGAAGGAAATAGGCTGTTCAACTGGTCTGAATTTGACTCTAGACTCCTTAATAAAGAGTCTGAAGTCCTTCAGCAATTCCTGATAAGCATCATTGGGACTCGTACGAGGCTCAATGATTGACTTAAGGTCTAGCTCAGGGATCTCTTTCGAGAGTCTTGCGAAAGCAAGAATGGTTATAAGGGCTTGATAGCCCTTCTGCCATGATTCCCCACGAGCCAGGATGAACGAGAGGAGAGGCTGTAGAGCATCTAACTTCTCAGGCAGACGTCCGCCCTTCACCACTGCCACCCATGGCAGCGGGTCCGGGTTCCGATTTTCTGCTAGCAGTACTATGTATTGTACCTGCTCCTTCCATTTCTTGGACCCACCGGTAATTCCGTGGTGTTCGATGAGATGGTGATAGGTAGCAGAAGCCTGTTTAAGGGTTCTTTGGTAGAAATCGTTATCGATTCCTGCCTTAGGATCTTCTAAAATGCTCAGTAGGACAAAACAAAACGTTCTTAGGAAAGTGGAATCCTCTAAAGAGGGGACCCACTTATTACCTGTAGGGCTTTTGTCCTTGGAAGGTATTTTGGAACTTGTTTTAGCTAAAGGGGGTTTCGTTCCCTTTGCCGCTTTAATAAGCTTCTTAATATTACTGATTGGGATCTTCTTGAGTAATTTATCAAGAAGAGCTAGATCTTTATTTAGTGGAGGAAGTATTTTCTTCATTAGATTTAGTTCTAGACTACCTTTTGTCAGATTGTTCCCGCTTTGCTCCGAAACCGAGAATGGCTTGGAGCCAGAGGTTCAACCTGCGACCCTACGGTAGCAGTCCGGTGAATCTTTCGATCCGTACGAACTGTACCTGGCAGTTTGGCATGCCG